TGCTATCTGCATATTCTGCAGAAAAGTTACCTTTATTAACCAAACAAAAATTAATTTTGTATAAGTTATTTAAATCATCGTTGAATAACAATTTACAAAATTGTAAAGATACAGCCGGACTTGTTGAGACAGGTAAATCTACAACAGGGGCATTTAAAGCATAAGGTGACATGACTGTTAGTAGCTTAGTCTCCACTATTCTTTCTTCAGTTGCTAGTATAGATTCGTATACCTTTTTGGTGATAACCAGTGGCATCGTTTCTACAATTTTTAAACGTTCCTCTAAGCTAAAATCTTTAAAGTATAGAGTCTTTTGATTTATAACAATACTATCTATACAAGATGCCAACTGATATGTAAACGCTAAATCCGGAGCCAAATCTATAAAGGCTATTTCATCTCGGGCTTTTATAACAGTGTGTGTAACCTGTATGTTTTCATGACTAATAGTGTTTTCGTATGTTACCTTTTCTGCTTTAGAAATAATATCTTCTAACATTATTTCCTTTTTAAATTTCTTTTTGGTTACTGGGCATTCTCCTTCTAAAGCAAGGTTCGGACTAATACAAATAGCTCGCATATTAAGTAGAAGTATAACTTTATCTATAACATTAAGGCCTTCATGTAATATCCCGGGACAAATATGTTCTATAACGTTATTTAGATGTAATAGGAATGCAGTATCGTCTACGTTATAAAGGGATTTTACAAGATCTCTATATAGCTTAGAAGGTAGCTCATTTATCCATTTCTTTTCCTTAAATCCAGTAAGCTTAACTCCATATATAAAAGCCATCTTAAACACTTACACTGGCATTATAAAAAATCTTTAGGAAGGTAAAGAAGACGGGTTTGCATCGTCAATGCTAAACCTATTAAATACAAAATTTACTTTTAATTTTTTTACACCCTCGTCTTGGTCGTAAGAGTATTCATAACCACCCATACTGACGGGAGCACAGCCCGTAAAGTTATATATTTTTCTTATTGCATTGTTATTATTTTTGTCAAACAACACACAAGTTATATTTATTTTAACATTTTGAGTAGAGTTGGCAGCTCTAGTTGTTAAACCGTAATGCCCTACAAGCGTTATCCACGGTCTTATTACAAAATCAATAAATGATTTATTTGTTTCTAAAAATGTTAAAGTGAGCTCCTCGTATTGTTTTCTACCTTGCGCGTAGACCCCAGCAAGTAAACTACCAGAAGGACCATCTCCTGCTACTTCTGATGGTCGTTGTACGTCTACTGATTCTGAAGGAGTGTTAAAGCTTTGTGCAAATAAACAAACATTACCCGCTAAAGAAGTATTGGAATTAGCCTGAATTAAACTTAATAAAGTATCTTTAGTTGAATCTACTGACCATTTGTATTCATACCCCAACTCAGAAAAGCTTGGAGCAGCATTAGCATTAAACACCCCTGGAGTGCTTTCAAATATAACTAAAAAGTTTGACTCTAAAGGTATTTGAGTATTAGGATCCTTTAAGAAGTTTTTAAAAGCTTCTACATCAGAACCAGTTCCGTTTTTATTATCAACAGAACCAACAACTTGTGGACCTATAATTTGAGTCATTAGTTAGTTCCCCCCTCTACTGTCCAGTACTGATATGCTATAGTAGCTGAAACCTCTGCAGGAGCCCCTGTACCGGTCATATCGTAATCTTCTTCCTCTATTTTTGTAATAAAAGCACCAAGCAATTTATACACTCTAATTTCATTTAGGTTATCATCTAGCAATGAAAGCTGTATCACGTTTTGAGCAAGATCTCGGGGTTCCATATTACCCAATGATGTTGTTTGATCAAAAGTGTTTAATGTTGACGTTTCAAACAACGCCCTCAATGTATAGTCTTGAGCGCAATAAAATTTAACGTTCCAAGCTTTATTGTTTTCAAACGTTACATTGCCTGGTATTTGAAAATCTAACCCCATAAAGGTCGTTTCAATTGCATTTACTGTTTTACCCGGTAATGTTGCTGTTTTAATTAATACTAAATCGTTATTGTTACCACTATTAAGAGCATCAATACCATTCACTATAAATTGCGTGACTTTTAACTGAAAGTCTCGAGCAAGCCCACGGTTCTGTACTTCCGTGTAAAAATCTGATAATGTTTGATTGTTTACAACGCCCATATTAATTTAATGTTTCAGAAATAAAATATTGAAAACCCAAATTAACTTGTAATGTAGCTATTTCTCCTTTTGTACTTATATCATATTGTACTTGAGCTATAGTAGAAGGAAATGCTCCCACTAAAGTGTATTGTTTAATAGGGGTAAGCTCTGTTAAAGAGTTATCTGTAGAAGAATTGTTTAATAAAGATAACACTATATTAGTATCCCACCATTGAGTGTTTTGAGCAGTAGAAGAATGTTCATCAAATGTATTAACAGACCATTTTTCAAAGATATCTTTTAATACATAGTCTTTATCGCAAAAGAATTCTACTTGCCAATTACCAACTGCATCCGGATATGTAGCTTTAGAAGGTACATTGTAAGTGAAATTTCTGAATTTTACTTCATTAACTGTAATTTTGCGTTGTGGTATACTTGACGTACGCATGTAAAGAAACAAATCTTCACTTTCGCTTGGTGTATACAGTCCATTTGTAATTTCTGTGATTCTGAACAAATTAGTACGGGCAAAGCTATATTGTGCAGCTGTGTTGTAAAAATCCGTTATACCATATCGAGACATCAATAATACTTAATGTTTGGACATAAAAAAACCTCACTATTGCTAGTGAGGTTTGCTTTATAATTAAAGAATTACCCTTGATTGTATAAAGGTACTTCAGGAGAAATACCTGAATCGTAATGATTCCAGAACTGATAAGCTAGTTTAGCTGTAAACTCAACTGGTTTACCAGAACCTGTTAGATCGTACTCAGGAGCACCAAGAGCTTGAACATATACACCATATAGATAGTATGTGTTAAGAGTGTTTTGGTTTTCATCAATAAGATCTAACTGAAGCACTCTATCAATACCAGGCAACTTTAAATCGCCTGTGCTTTGATTAGCTGATGTTGGGTCTGAATTGAATACTGTATCTTGCCATTGTTCAAGTCTTGTACGGATAGTGCCGTTAAGATCGTTACGGAACTTAACGTCCCAACCTTCAGAACCTGGGTATGTAATTGTACCTGGAAGATTGAACTTTAAACCCATATAAGGTAGTTCTTGGTTAGTTACATTACGATCAGGTAACTTACCTGTCATAATGTAGACGAAATCGTCTTCGTCGAATGCACTGTTCTGATTTGAAGCATCACCGATCGAACGAATCCTTAACATGAAATCACGTTGAAATCCGCGGCTCTGTGCTACTCTGTAGAAGTCTTGTATTGTTTGTGGCATAGTATGTAATTATTTAGTGTATTAACCTACCAATTCGTTGAAGTTTTGACTTGTCTTAGTAGCATAGAAGTTTACTAAGATAAACTCTGCTGTACGAACTGGCTTGATGTAAATGTCTACTACTAATGTGTTATCATCAATAACTGTCGGGGTATTGTTAGTTGCATTACATACAATTAAGTAATCGTATAAGCCTTGAGTTGTCTTAGCTTTTTCAAATATTGGTGTAATTGTGTTAACAATACGGCTACGAGTAAATGTAGTGTTTGGTTCAAATACGAAGAACTTAACAGTCTGATTAACTGCCTTTTCTAGATATAAGAATAAACGACGTACATTGATACGATCAAAAGCTGTAGGTGTTGTTTGTAGTGTCTTTTGACCCATTACAACATAACCTTCACCTGGGAAGTAAACTAGAGGGTTTAGAGAGATATTGTAAAGTAGATCGCGTTGTTTTTGTAACGGATTAATACCAATATCACTAATACCTGTTATAATACCTCTATTTAAACCTGCTGGAGCTGTCCAGAAATAATTATTTGCATCACTTGATGTAATCATTGCTGCAGCATAACCAGAGAATGGCTGCCATACATTTTGACCTGTAAACACATCCTGGATTTGTACCCAGTTTGCATAAGCAGCTGAATAATTTGTATTAAACTGAGAATAACAGTTATTAAGCGGCCAGTAAATGTTTTGTGAGAAGTTTAAGTTAATATTGTTAAGGGTCTTATAGTTTTGACCTGTAACAAATATGTAACGTAATGGATCTGAAATAAATACATGGTCTTTACGAACTTGACTTGCAAATTGCGTAAATTGTGTTGTAATTGCATTCCAGCTATTAATTAATGTATTGCTTACTGGGTTACCGTTTGAAGCACTAAGTGCTTGAGTTTGAGCAAGTAATGTTGTATTAACAAATGTATCGTCAAATTCAGTCTGACCTGTTGTGTTAACAGAAGCCCAAATCGTTGAAAGACCTGCATCAACTGTTAAATCAACATTAACAATATCTGTATTAGCAGCAGCATTTAATACATACTGTAATTTAGCAGGTACTGAACCAATTGTCTTTGAGCTATTTAATGGAATGCTATCAGCATATGTACCGAAAGCATAAAGATTATTAGCTGTAGTAAATGTTGGGTTAGCAACGTTTAAGTAAGATGAAGCAACTGTATAGAATGTATAATCAGGATCGCTTGTTAAAGCTGCAGCCATAGTCGATAAAGTATTAGCTTTATAAACTCTGACTCTCTTTGTTGAGTTACCATTAGCGTCAAGCCAATTTGTTACTGTAGAAATATTTGGATTTACAAATACTTGTAAGTTTGGTGAAGGATTGACAACTGTTGGCATGTACAACGATTTTGGCACACCACCGTTAACGTCTTGTATTGTACGGTTAGCATATAATGAACTTGCATAACCTTCAGTTAACACATATTGTAATGTCGTTGTGTTAGGTGAGAATGGGGATGGACGTAATTTGAATAGCGATAGAATTAAGCAGTCGCCGTAACCTGAAGCAGCAATATTAAATGTAGGTATACGTTCAATGTCCTGTGACAAGCTACCGTATGTAGCTGTGTAAGGAGCTGTTGTTGTAAAACCAATGCTGTTTGTTGGTACTACTGTATACTCTGAATCAGCACCAGTAATATTTGGTTGGAAGTAAGAACTGTTAATTGACTTAACGTTTATTGCGTCATCAAAATTTGTAGCAGGATTGTTTGTTAAACTATCAGCTAAGTTTAAATAATAACCTTGGAATTGTTCGTTGATAGTTGTTTGACCTTCGTTAATAACAACTAAACCAGCTGCACCAAGATTGCTTAATACATTTGCACCAGATAGAGTAAAGCTACTTAAACCAGTATTACCTGTTGTAGCATTCCAATTAATACCACCTTGACTAATTGTTGTATACTGTTGTGGTGTTAAAGTTACTAGTGCTGGTTCCCCAAAGTAATAACCTTGAGCTGAACTTAATGGAATGTTATTTGCTAGCGCTTGTGAAGTTGTATAGACGCTTGGGTTAGAAGGAATAGCTACAACTGGAAATGCTAATGCACTATAGTTGCTTGCTGTACCAGCACCTGCATTATCACCATAAGGTAAACGAGCTGCTTTAATTGTTGGATTACCACCCGCATTAAAAAGTTGCTGTACTGAATAGTAAAAATAACGTTCTGCAGCGTTTGTAGGAGTACCGAATACAGTTTGAAAATCGCTTAAAGAAGCAAGCTCCACAATTTCATAAGTCGGTCCTTGCGATGCAAAACCGGTTACTAAAACATTAGTACCAGTTGGGGTTACTGCTATTTGGGAAAGATCAACTTCGTTAATCTGTACTCCAGGAGATTGAATGGTGCGTTGTGGCATAGTATTTAAAAGTTTCTTACTATTATTTATGTATTTTTGCCCCTAAAACCTAACACTTATTTGTATTTTTAAGTATTAGGGTCTAGTAACTGCGTGTTTAACTGTCCAAATGCAAACGTAAAAGATGATTCAATTTGACCAGATTCTCTGTAGCTATAGGTCAAGTCACCTAAAGTAGTTATAAAGGCGTTTAAGTAATCCCATTGTATTACTTTGTTATTATATTCGTCTAAACCGTATACCGTCACCCGAGTTTGATAGTTTTCAACCCCATAGAAATTGTCAGACGGTGCTAATCCATCGGCATTATATGTACCCGTGGCATTATTATTAATAACATTTAACCAATACCATAACACCCACCAATTATTGAATTGATTATCAACTGTAAAACTAACAGTTACAGCTTTGTAAGA